AAAGGCGGGGGGGGGCAATGGCGCGGGTAAGATTTATAGAGTTTTAGGCAAGCTTTACCCGCCGGGGCCGGTAGAGAATCTAAAGGCGGTCGAGCTAAGGGACGTTTGGGCTTTAAGCTGGGATTATTTACCGCCGCTAGATTTTAAGGAATTCGAAATTTACGAAGACGGCGCGCCGGTAGCAAAAACGGCTTTAAATAGATTCGATATGCCTAAGACTAAATTAAACTCTAAATTAAGCGTGATCGCGGTCGATACTAGCGGCGTAAGAAGCGATGCGGCGAATTTAGATTTAAACGTTACGCCGTTAGCGGACGTAGAGGGCTTTAATAGTATCTACGAGGATAATAAGAATTTGGCTTTTTGGCGCGATACGGGCGAAAATTACGAAATACGAAAAGGTTTAAAATTCGAAACCGCTTATAGCGTTTACTCAGGGACGGCTCCTAGAGCGTTCTTAAGCTCGATCGGAACTTATCTTATAAAAGCTTTTTATATAAACGCCTACGGATTAAGGGTCGAGAGTAAAAACGCCGCGGTTTTGATAATAGACGAAACGCTTGCCCCGCAAAACGTCATAGAACGTATCGACGCGCCTACTTGGGGCGGTCGTTTAGATAGCGCGCAGCTATTCGAGAATTCGCTCGCTTTGGCTACCGATATACCGCTTTTTTATCATTTCGATTTATTGCCGAACGTAGATTTAGACGAAAATATCGACGAAGATTACAACGAGGGTAGAAAAGTTTTAAGCAAGACGGGCTATTACGAGAGCGATAAAATAATAAATTTAACGGGTGCTAAGCTTTGCGATATTTCTTCCGCATTCGACGCGATAGGGCTTAGTTTAAACTCTAACTTCGATTTGCTGGACAACGTAGATTTAACCCAAAATATCGACGGGCTAAACGGCGGGGCGTTCGACGTCGCAGTAGAAATTTCTTCAAGCGTAGACGGGGTAAGCTTTAACGAGTTTAGGGACTTTAAAGACGGACGGTACGTAGGCAAGGCTTTTAAATTTAGATTAAAGCTAACTACGCGCGACGAGCTAGTAACGCCGCTTATAAGAAGCTGGAACGTAATAGTAGATATGCCCGACGTTATAGAGAGCGGCTCGGCGTTTAGCGACGAGAGCGGCGATATTTTAATTAGTTATAAAAATAATTTTAGCGTCTCTCCTAAAGCGCAGATAACGATAATAAACGCGTTAGTCGGCGACGATGCCGTTTTAACAAACCAAAGCAAGGAGGGATTTATGATAAAAATCTTAGATAAAAAAGGAACGGCCGTGAGGCGAGAATTTAATTACATAGCGAAAGGATATTGATGCAAACGAGCAAATACGAAATAGGCGCAAATTTGCAAGGGTTAGAGTTTAGGAGGCAGGCTAACGAAATTTTAGCCGCGTTAGCTAGCAGTAACGCCGGGAATTTAGAACCGGCGTCGGCTCAAGCCGGTACGGTATGGCTAGATACTTCCAACGACAAAAAACATCTCTTAAAAATACGCAATAAGGCTAATAGCGCGTGGGGAATTCTTTGCTCGATAGACGCGCAAAGCGGAGCGGTAGACGCGATCGACGCCTACAATAAACAAGAAAGCGACGAGAGATATGCTCAAAAATCCGACGTAACCGACGCCACAGAAACAAAAGCGGGCATAACAAAACTAAAAAACAGCGTTACGGGCAAAGCCGAGGACGTCGCCGTAACCGAAAAAGCCGTAAGCGAGGTCAAAGAACAGATACTAGGAATAGGCCAAGAATATAAAAATCTCATAGGTCAAAGACGAGCTAACGAAATCTACACCAACGACACGGGCAGGCCTATATACGTAAATATAGGCATAAAAGTAAACGCGTCCGGCGAAAGAAACCTAAAAATAAACGGCGTAATAGTAGATACGGCGGCTATGGGAGCGGCCCCGCAACATACCAACGCGCTTTTGGTAAAAGGTATAGTCCCTCCCGGAGCTACGTATTCGGTAGATGGAACTGTAAATTTTTGGTTTGAACTAAGATAAGGAGAAAAATGTGAAACGATACAAAAACGCAAACAATGAAATATACGCTTACGAAGACGACGTAAGCGAAGAACTGCTAAATCAAAGAATAAAAGAGCTAGGGCTAACGCCGCTCACTCAAAAAGAGCTTGACGAGCTAAATAAACAATACGAGCCTAGCCCCGAGGAGCTAGAGCTAGAGGAGCTAAACGAAGCAATCAAAGAAGCCGAGGACGACATACGCCGCGCGATACTAATCGGCAACGATAGTGTATTGCCTGAACTCCGTAAGGAGTATAAAGAGCTACTAGCCGACAAACAAGCCCTAGAGAAAGGAAGTAAAAATGAAAAAGAAAACTAAACGCTGCGAGATATGCAGCTCAAAGCTAGACAAAAAAGGCGATTGTCCTTGGAGCGGATGCCCTGCAAGCCCGAAGTATCAAGAGGAAAAGAAAAATGAAGCCGACGACAAAACAAAAGCTGCAAATTCTTAAAAAACGTAGCTATCGAGCTACCCGTCGAGATACTGCATTTTATCGTAGTGCCGTTTGCTCTGCTGGCCTGCGACGAAAAAAGCGAGAATTTGCCTAAATGGGCAGCGTGGTTTGACGAAAACGACTACGGCATAAACGGAGACGACGGCTGGAAAAACGAGCATTTCCCAAACGGCAAAAATCGCACCTACCGGGCGAGGCTTTGCTGGCTGTATCGCAACCGTATAGGAAACTTCAGCGCGAAGTATCTGGGCGTCAAAGTAGAGGACATCGACGCAAACACCGTGCGCGCGATAGGCGATACGCTAGCGACCTACAACAAAGGGCAAAAGAATACTGAGTGCCTAGTGGCTTGCAAGCTCAAAGACGGATGCGATCATTGCGGCGGCCATTTTGGTCGTCGTCATTGCCGTGAAATTGCTAAAAGGAGCATAACATGAATTTCTTAAACATAAAATTTTTAATAAGCGTGGGAAGGCGTGGCCGGCGGCCTCTTGGCGGTGCTGGTTTTGAGATATGGCGGCTAAACGGCACGATTGAAAGCCTAGCCGCTCAGCTTCAAGAAGCCAAAAAAGAGATAGTGATAAAAGAGGCTAATTTTCAAATTGCGACAGCCAATCTTTTTGAGTGCAACGCAAAAGTACAACTACAAAACGCCGAATTTGAAGCGCTGGAGATAAAAAAGCAAGACGCAATCAAAGAAGCCAAACAAGCAAAAGCGAGGTTTGAAAAGCTAGCTACGCCCGCTAAAGATGACGCGTGCGAAAAGAAGCTGAAATTTTACGAGGATGCGGCGAGCGTAGCGGCTAAGGCCTTTAAGGAGACGAGATGAGAAATACTCAAACCTTATGCGTGCTAGCTTGCGCGCTAATGCTAGCCGGGTGCGCGGGCAAAGAGCCGCAAATCATCGCTCGAACGGAGTATCAAGAAGTGAAAACGCCCGTAGCCTGCATAAAGCGCGAGGATTTGCCTACGCCGCCCGAATACGACCCAAACGATCCGCAGACGTTTAAGGAACTTATGGAATACGCAGTAGCGGCGGATAGGCTTTTAAAGGGGTGCGTAAATGAGCGAACTAGCGATTAGAGCGAAGAAATTTTGGTTTAACAAAAAAGTAGCGCTAGAGATAGTCTTATCGGTTTTAATAGCGGTTTTAGTATCGCTGAAAGTATGGTAGATGGATTTATTAGACAAGCTGGGATTTTATATATGGGTGCTGCTTATAGGCCTTACGGGCGGCGTGCTAAGCTGGGCTAACGGGTCTAAGAAAAAAACGATAGACGGAGTGATAGGAACTTTTACCTCTATGTTTTTAGGCTGGATAGGCTACGAGCTGGTTTACGCCTGGCAAAAAGACGAGAGGATAGCTTTGGCCACGTGCGGCTTTATAGCATGGAGAGGGGCGGAGTGGATAAGGCAGACGGTAGATAACGCTATAAAAAGCAAACTAAATAAGGATAACGATAATGGCGAATTTTAACGAGGCTTTTCAAATTTTAATGAGGCTTGAATTTTCTAAGCCCGAGGATGCGCTAGATAGAAATCCGACCGAGAGCGGCTGGACGTTTATGGGAATATACCAAGACGCCCATCCTAATTGGAAAGGCTGGGACGAGATATTAGGTGCGGTCGCATACGGCGGCAATATCGAGAAAATATCCCGCGTGCTTTATGCTAGCGAGAATCTACGCGCTGAAGTGCGCAGGTTTTACAAGGAGGCGTATTGGGATCGTATGAGGCTGAGCGAAGTCGAGAGCCAACTCAAAGCAAACGAAATATTCATCTTCGGCGTGAATGTGGATGTGAGGCCTGCCGTAAGAGTTACGCAGCAGCTGGTAGGCGTCGTCAATGACGGCATCGTAGGTGAACAAACGCTAGCGGCGATAAACCGATATGACGAGGCGAAATTTGACAAGCAGTTTGATCTCGCCGAGCTTCAATACTACAACAATCTGATTGAGAAAAACCCAAAATTTAGGGTTTACGCCAACGGCTGGAGAAATAGGGCGGAGGCGGTGTAAATATTCTTAGAAAATATCCAGTAATATCTTTTAAGAATATTTTAAAAAAGTGTGCCGAGAGTGTGCCGAGAGTATTGCCTATCTTTTGTGTTTATTATATGTGATTATAGGCTTATATTTTTCAACGATACCGACGCAATGCTGATTTTTAACCTATTTTTAGGCAACTTATGGTAATTTTTGCGAGATAAACCCAATATTTATATCTTAAATTTTTGAAAAATGAGAAAACAATGGTGCATAAAACAAATGCCTCGAGGTTTCTAGACGGCAAACATATCCCCTACGAGCTAGTCGAATACGAAGTGGACGAAAGCGATTTGAGCGCCGTTCACGTGGCCGCCGTTTGCGGCGAGCAAATAGAAAAAATCTACAAAACCATCGTCTGCGAATGCGAACCGAAAGGCTACGTCGTAGCGT